TGGCCGTCCGTCAAGCCTTGAGATTGGTGGCGCGTTGTATCCGTGCTACGACCTTGATTGCGCTATCCAAGCCCAGACCGCATAATCCACAACTAAGCAACACAAATCATCTACTATCAGATCAGAACTTAAGGAGCACTAATGGCAACTAGCACGTATCTCTCTAACCCAGTCGTCAAGGTCGGCGCCGCAATCGGCTCCATTGTTGACATCACCGATCAGGTGAGCGCAGCAACATTGACTGTGACTGCAGAAGCACTCGAAGACACCGCATTCGGCTCCACGTCACGCACGATGACCGCAGGATTGTTCAGCAACTCATTGACCTTGACCGTTTATGCCAGTTATGCAACAAGCGAGTCCTATGCAGTTTTGGCGCCACTCCTTGGCACAAAATGCACAATCAAAGTAAACCCAACCAGCGCAGCAGACAGCGCAACTAACCCTGGCTTTATTTTGACAGACACATACCTGTCAAGCATTCCTGTGATTAACGCTTCCCTTGGCGAACTCTCAACCTTTGAGATTGAGTTCCAGGGTGGCACATACAGCGTTGACGTCACCGCATAAATAACGGCTCCAAGCCGACATAGGAGAACCATGAAAATCAAGTTGCAGTTAAAGCGCACCGCCGACAGCGCACCCGAGTATTACTACACAAACCTGTTTGTCATTACCGAATGGGAACGCCTCGAGCGTCGCAACATCCAGCAACTATCAGCCTCACCGCTGTATTCCGATTATGCGTGTTGGATGCACACAATCTTGAAACTTAAAGGCGAACAGGTTGGCGACAACTGGCGCGAATGGATTAGCAAAAACCCTGACATCGACATTCTGCCGGTACTGGATGAGACAGACCCAAACCCTACGGACGCGGCACCTTCCGCCGCCAACTAGCAGAGGTTCTCGTCGGGGTCGGTTGGTGGCCTAACGACATTCCGTTTGACGCACGTGATCTAGTGACTGTCATTAAAGTGCTTAACGAGCAGAACAAACGGAGATGATGTGAATGAAGTATCGGCAAAAATTGAGGTCGTCGGGCTTAAAGAGGCCTTGAAGACTCTTAACAAGATTGACAAATCTTTGCGCCGTGAAATCACAAAAGATTATAAGAAGATTGTCCAGCCTGTTATTGACGACGCCAACGCGCTTGTCCCTACCGGCGTTCCCCTGTCTGGTATGGCACGCAACTGGAGCACTCGATCAGGATTCAAGATGTTGCCGTGGGTACCTGGCATGAAACAGAAAATTGCTGCCAAAATCAACACGCGAAACATCAAAGAATACGGCGGGAACAAAAGCAATGTTGGCACGTTTCTCATTCAATGGCAGGGCGCTACTAGCACCATGTTTGACACGTCCAAAGAAGGAGCATTAGGCCGTCAACTAACTGCACGCTATGGAGAGCGTTCGCGAGTAATGTGGAAAGCGTACGTGCAACGCGAAAATGATGTCATGTCCGAGATGGGTCAATTAGTTAAGCGCGTCATGGACGAAGCAAACAGAGAGACCGCGTAATGGCAATTAACATCCCGATCATCAGCGAGTTTGACGGCAAGGGCGTATCTAAGGCCATCAAGCAATTTAAGCAACTTGAGACCACAGGTGAGAAAGCCCAGTTTGCTATCAAGAAGGCTGCCGTTCCTGCAGCTGCCGCGCTCGCTGGTTTAGCTGTTGCCCTAGGTGATGCCACACGCGCTGCCATGGAAGACCAGCAAGAGCAGGCGGCGTTAGCGCTTACTTTGCAAAATGTGACTGGCGCGGGCGCTGCACAAACCGCACAGGTAGAAAAACAGATCAGCGCAATGAGTCGAGCGTCTGGCGTTGCTGACACCGAATATCGCAAAGCATTAGAAGCACTCGTGCGCGGCACCAAAGATGTTGGCATTGCGATGAACGACATGAACCTTGTCATGGACATCAGCACGGCTACCGGCATGGATTCTGCAAGCGTTGCCGACGCATTGGCTAAGGCTTACCAAGGCAACTTTAAGGCGCTCCGATCATTGTCTCCAGAGATGTCAACCATGATCAAAGAAGGCGCAAGCCTGAACGAAGTCATGGACGTGCTCGGCGGAACCTTTGGTGGTGCGACAGCAAAGAACGCTGAAACCGCTGCAGGAAAAATGGCAATCCTTAAGAACTCAATAGGCGAAACCAAAGAATCAATTGGCGCAGCGCTACTACCCGTGCTCGAAGCTGTGCTACCTGTGCTTAATAAGTTTGCAATGTGGGCTCAAGATAACCCGAAAGCATTCTTGGCTATTGCTGCCGCTATTGGCGCGGTCGCTGCCGCCATTGTTGTCACCAACATTGCTATGGCGCTTAACCCGTTTAGCCTTATTGCTGCAGGCGTAGCGTTGCTGGTCGTTGCCCTAGTTGCCGCATACAACAAGTTTGAATGGTTCCGTGACGGCATTAACGCAATTGTCAACACCGTGATTGGATTCTTTGCTGGCATGGTTAACGCCGCAATCGGCGCGGTCAACGCAATCATTAGCGCCTACAACTCCATCCCGTTGCTTCCAGACATTCCAAAAGCACCAACAGTTCCTGTGCCACAACTTGGCGGTCAAGCACCGTCAGCTGTAGTTGCCAAGAAGATTCCACGTTTGGCTGAAGGCGGCATTGTCAACTCCCCTACTCTTGCCCTGATCGGTGAAGCAGGCCCAGAAGCCGTAGTCCCATTAGATCGGATGAATACTGGCGGGGGAGTGACCGTCAACGTTACAGGCGGACTCTCGACTAGCGCAGAGATTGGTCAAGCCGTGGTCAACGCCTTGCGCGCCTACTCACGGAGTGCAGGGCCGTTGGCTCTGAACATTGCCTAATGCCCGGCACAGCTGTAGTTGATTCAGGTAACTATGACCTGCAGATTGCCACAGGATTCATACAAAACGGGTTTACGCTTGACTCAGCCACAAAAGGCATTTTAGATAACACCGAGTTTGTGCTGGATGGTGACAGCGAGTTCGCAAGTGTCATGGACTCAGTAACTACGATTACCGCCAAGCGCGGCAGACGCGACATTGGCGACACGTTTAGCGCTGGCACAATGACATTTACCATTCAAGACGTGGATGGTGTGTTCAACCCGTTTGACGAAAACAGCCCGTACTACGACACCGCCGAATCTAAACCTGGTCTTGCACCAATGCGCGAAGTCAAATTGATTCGATACAGCTCTACCGATGTGCCCGAATTGCTGTACTCGGGTTATGTCGTGAACTACGACTACAACTTTGCGCTTGGCGGTCTTGATACCGTGACGGTCTATTGCGCTGACCAATTCTATTTGCTGTCACAAACTTATTTAGACGAGTTCAACCCATCAGCCGAAACATCAGGTGAGCGCATAGAAACTGTGCTTGATCTGCCAGAAGTTGACTTTCCAGCCTTGGCGCGTGACATCTCAACTGGCACCGTCAACCTTGGCCATGCGTCCGCGTACACCGTGCCGGCAGGAACCAACGTGCTGCAATACATTGCCCAAATCAACGACACCGCCGAGTTCGGTCGCTTGTTCATGTCGCGCGATGGGGTGCTTACATTCCAGAATCGCATTGGTAACACGATCTCTGCGTCCGTTGCTGACTTCCATGATGACGGCACTAATTACAAGTACAACGGCGTCGGCATTTCCTTTGAGGCTGATGCAGTAGTCAACCGCGTAGTCGTAACAGGCTTGAATGGCAACACCGCAACAGCCACCGACGCAGGCTCGATTGCTACTTACTTCATTCAAACCGACAGCATCACCAACAGCCTGCTACACGAACAACCATCTATTGACACCGCCGCGTCTTACCTGCTTAACCCTGAACCCGAGGCAAGATACACGTCGGTGGAAACCGCCTTTCTAATGTTGACCACAGCCCAAAAGGACACGCTCGCTACCCTTGAAATCGGCGACACGATCACCGTGGAAAAGACATTCCCAAGCGGTGCCGGTACCAGCCAACTGGCGCAAGAGCTATCGGTTGAAGGCATCGAGCATTATCTAGACTTCAGCACAGGCCACAGGGTTCTCTACTCAACTGCGCCTACCACGATCGTCTATGAACTGATCCTGGACTCGGCGCTCTATGGCACACTTGACGCAGAGAATGTTTTAGGATAGGAGCACTATGACCACGCCATACCCGTTCGTCGCTGGGGCTGTGCTCACCGCGCAACAACTCAACGACATCCAAAATCTGCCAATATCCGACAAAACAACGTCGTACACGCTGGCCGTTGCTGACGCTTATAAACGCACAATGATGAACTCGGCAAGCGCAACAACGATCACCGTTAACAACAGCATCTTTACAGTCGGCGATGTTATTCAGGTCGCCAATAAAGGCGCTGGCACTTGCACGGTTACAGCTGGTGCTGGCGTAACTATTAACACATCAGGTTCACTTGCTTTGGCGCAATATGGGGGCGGCTATTTGCTTTGTTTGTCGGCGTCAACATTTACTTTTTTTAGCTTAGGCGGTATTGGCTACGGAGCCGCCACAGGTGGAACAGGTGTAGTTGCAGGGCCAACTGGATACAACTACACATCGTTCATTGCATCAGGAACTTTGACAGTTACTAAAGCAGGCTTGTTTGATGTTCTCATTTTTGCGGGCGGCTCAGGCGGTCATGGTGACAACAACTATGGCGGTGGCGGCGGTAGTGGTGGAATTTCACAACAAACAATTTATTTAAGCGCTAACGCAACAGTTACAATTGGCGCGGGTGGAGCAGCGGATTCAGCGGGCAACCCGTCAAGCATTGGTGCTATTCCTAACGGTATTGCGGCGGCTGGCGGAATTTATGTAGCAACCTCTTCCAATCGCACTCAACAACTTGGGGCTTCGCAAGGTTCAACAGGTGGCAACACTTTGCCAATAAGCAACATCCAGGGTTACACGGGTGGCTCATCAGCATCACAGGCTGGTGGCGGTGGCGGTTCGACTACCGCAGTTGGTGGCAATGCATCAGCAAATGTTGGCGGAAACGGTGGCGCAGGTTTTGATGTAAGCGCATTTATCGGTGGATCAGCATTGTTTAAGGGAGCTGGCGGTGGCGGTGGTGCTGCAACCACAGGCGGAACAGGTGGTTCGTCTGTTGGCGGTAACGGTGCTGGCGGTGCAACAAACGGAACTACCCCCGCGGCTAACACCGCATCGGGTGGCGGTGGACGTGGACTTACGGGCGCTACTACGGCGGGTTCATCGGGAATTGTTTACATAAGGTTTAAGGTCTAAACATGGCACATTTTGCACAAATTAACAACAACGTTGTTTCCGAAGTAATAGTTATCTCAAACGTTGACATTGACGATTTGCCATTTCCCGAAAGTGAACCAATAGGCCAGACCTATATAGCCTCGTTGGGAATTAGTGGTACGTGGTTGCAATGCAGTTATAACGCTAATTTTCGTGGTTGTTATCCTGGCAATGGTTGGGTGTTTGAAGAAGAATTAGGTGAGTATGGCGAATTTATTCCACCAGCATGAAATGGCGTTACCTCATCGGCTATGGCGCGCTTGTTGCGGTCGTATTGTGGGGTTGCGCGGGATGTGGTTATGACGGCTCATATCGCTACCCATGCCAAAACCCAGCCAACTGGCAGAAACCTGAATGCGAACCACCGATTTGCAACCCATCTGGAACATGCACACGGGATTTAATTTATGAGAGCACGCCTTAAACCCGAGGAGCTTCACGCACGACTAATCGTTGTTGTCGGCATCATCCTTGCCAGCGTGTTTGCCATCACCGTGCTTGGATTTGTTTACGCGCTTATGTTTGTTACCCAGCCGATCGGCCATCAGAGCCCTAACGACTCCGCATTTATAGACCTGCTATCAACTTTGACCGTATTTATGACCGGCACGTTGTCAGGTTTAGTGGCCTCAAACGGGCTAAAGTCGAAAGCGAAAGAAGGAGCCAAAGATGTTGAAGCCTAAAGACAAAGCTCTACTTGCCTCATACGGTCGCTCAATGCTCGCCGCCGTCGTTGCGCTGGCAGTAACAGGCAATACCGACCCATCAGCACTATTAGCAGCTGCAATCGGCGCGGTCTGCCCAACAGCGTTGCGCTATTTTAACCCTAAAGACATGAAGTTTGGTCGTGGCAACAGCCAAAACTAGCCCCAACTCACGTCCATACATTGGCAATAGTGACGGCCCATCAGCAGGCCCACGTGCCGGCATGAACGAGTTCATTAAACAGTTGATACATCACTCTGGTGGCGCGCTTTGGAACAACGGGTCTTACGGTCAGCGCGACATGAAAGGCAAGCCAGGCAGTTTGTCGGTGCATGCAACTGGTCGCGCGGTGGACATGTCGTATAGAGGGAGTGCACGTCATCCGCAATCGTCACGCAAATCGGCGTTGCCGTTTGTAGAGAAGTTGGTTGCCAATGCAAACGAGTTAGGCATCCAGATGGTGATTGATTACTTCCCATCGCCGTACGGTCGCGCATGGAAATGTGACAGACAAGCGTGGAGCAAATACAGCAAGCCAACAGTTAGCGGTGCACCTGGCGGCGACTGGTTCCACATCGAGATTTCACCACAGGCCGCGGATTCGGTGATCTTCGTTAAAGCCGCGTTCTTAAAGGTGTTCGGGGAAATCCCACCTAAGGCTTGACCTATCCCCTAAGGTCGAATTACCGACAAAAGGACAGGCGATGACTGAACCACAGATATTTGACTACAGCGTCTATATAGGCGTAATGGATAACGGTCAAGAAATTCTGGTGCAAATCTTCACAGACCCTGACTCGGGAAAATACTTACAAGGACAAATCGCATTCAGATCGCACGCTTCATCATGGGGCGTGCCCATACCTTTGGAGAAAAAATGAACTATTTAGCAGAAAAAATCATAGGGCTAGTGCTTTGTACGGTCTTTGGGGTTACGGCGCTCACAGGGGCTCCTAGCGCGTCTAGCAACCCATCTAGCACCATTGCCCTAGCACCGTTAGACGTGCAGAACTATCTGATTGAGCCGACCACGACCACCAGCTCCACGATTTACATTGACCCATACAGCTCGGCTTGTGAGCAGTTCAGCGCGCTAGCCATCAACCTTGGCTGGCCTGCAAATCAACGCACCGTGCTCGAATCTGTGATGTGGCGTGAATCAAATTGCACACCTAACGCATACAACAACAACGACCCAAACGGCGGGTCGCGCGGACTGATGCAGATCAACGGATTTTGGACACCATGGCTAATTGATGCCGGCATTATCACTAAGGCAGAAAACCTGTTACAGGCTGATGTTAATTTGCGCGCAGCTTTAGCAATTTACAATTACGGCGTAGACCGTCACGGTTACGGCTGGGGGCCATGGAGTGCAACAAAATGAGTGAAGGTGTGGCATGGAATCAAGGTGAACTATCAGAAGAAACCCGACGAATGGTAATGGAGCAAATGATGACAACAAAACACGACATGG